TTATGGACGCATTATGGACATTCCTGACACCGGGTTAAGAGTCACAGCATCTTGTAAGAAATCCGGTGCAAAGTGTGCGTAGGTCATAGTTTGCTGAATGTTAGAATGACCCAGGATGCGCTGCAATGTGATTATGTTACCTCCATTCATTATAAAATGTGTGGCAAATGTATGCCTCAAAACATGCACTGCCTGTCCGTCAGGTAAATCGGGTTTTACTTCCCTGAGAGCGTTGCGCACTTTGTAGTAACTGGCATTAAAAAGCCTGCCTGAATTTTTGGTCTTGATCCGTTTAATCAGGTCCTGCGAAACGGGAATTGTCCTGCGCTTTCCGTTTTTAGTTTTCATAAACGTAACCATCTGGTTAATGATGTGTTCAGCTTTCAAATTAGACACTTCACTCCAGCGTCCACCAGTAGAAAGGCAGACCAGAGTTGCATTTAACTCATCACCATCAAGCATGGATAACAGCCGCGTAATCTCTTCACTGGACAAAAAAGCCATTTCAGTAACAGCTTCACGTAACCGCTTAACCTCACGGAACGGGTTGTGAGAGTGGTATTCACCGGCGTCAATTAACTTGGTGAACATCCCGCTCATTATTGCCAGATGCCGATTTACGCTGGCTGGTTTAAGACCATCGTTCATCATTACAACGCGATAATCAGTTATCGTTTTCTTTGTTAGCTGGTCAGCTCTGGACACTCCCATTTCTGCAAATTTGGCGATTATTGTCGTCAAACGCCCCCGTTCAATATTTCCACGCTCATGTGATTTTCCGTGATATATCCACCATCTGCCTAACAACTCTGTAAGAGTTCGGCGGTCGGCTGGCTTCTCCAGCCACTCTTTGTTGTGGTAGTTAACCAGCACATGACGTTCGAATGCTTGAGCTTCACCTTTAATTTTAAATTTCCGCCTGATACGTTTTCCATCTGCACCCTGCGGTCTGACGTCCACTTCATAACGACCATCATCGAGCTTTTTAATAGACATAAAGCCCTCCGATGACGCTGTTTACTTCTACTACTTGAAAATTAATGCAATTTTCTTTCGTACATTTACTGCACACATATGCTGAATAAATCGTCAGCCAGTCTTTTGGTCTGAGTGGTGCAAGGTTGTTGAGTCTTGTCCAATGTGTGCGAGAGCCGGGGCTATTTGTCCAGCTTCGGGATCTATTTCATCAAACATGAACCAGTCACGATACTTGCGAAAGCGTGGATGCTTAAACAGCTTCATACCTGCTTCCATAGGCATTTTTGATTTCCCTGATTCATATCCATGATATGTGTAGTAATTAATTCCAATTAATTCAGCAAGTTCCTTAGTTTTAAGGCGTTCGGATTCACGAATGAGCTTTAATTTCTCGCTTTGTTCACTTGACATAATTTTGCTAATCTCCAATTATATGGCTACTTGGTAATTTGTGATGCACTCAAAAAGGCTCTAGATGGCTCCAGTTGGTGAATTACAAATCTTATGGAGGATAGCAAAGTGACGACAAATGTAGAAATTTCTTGTCAAACTAGCGATGAGGCAAGTTTCGAAAACGAAGCCAAACGCAAAAGCATTCAGATTTCAGAGCGCCCATCAGATTTGCTGTCGAAAGAGGGGTTTGCTCTTTACATCGGTAAGACACCACGCGCGGTGGCTGAAATGGCTAAAGCGGGAAAGCTGCCAGCCTTCTATATGACAGACCCATTAAAACCAAGAGGGAAAGCTGAATTATGGGTAAATCGTCGTGAGTGGGATAAGTATGCGGCACAACTAGTCGAAGAGGCTCCGACCGAGTGGCATGACTGGAAAAATCGCATTAGTTACAGCAAATCAAGACATGGCCGTGCGGCTTAAGGTGGAAAGGATGAATGAGCCGCGTTGTATTGCTCAGTTATTGCGTAACGAAAGCCCCAGGGCGATTGACTTCACCATCACCCACGGGAAGGGACGCAAGGGAATCATTATCCGCACCAAAAAACAGAGTCCGTTAAAAAAGGCTCTGACCTTTCTGAAAAGCCGGAGGGTATGGAAATGACAGTGATGACGCTCAATCTCGTTGAAAAACAGCCAGCAACCATGCGTCGGATAATTGGTAAGCATCTTGCCGTTCCTCGCTGGCAGGATACATGTGATTATTATAATCAGATGATGGAACGCGAACGGCTAACGGTTTGCTTTCATGCGCAGTTAAAACAGCGTCACGCAACGATGCGTTTTGAAGAAATGAACGACGTCGAACGTGAACGGCTGGGTTGTGCAATTGATGAACTGCGTGGGGCATTCTCAAAACGCCGTCAGGTTGGCGCAAGTGAGTATGCATATATTAGTTTTTTAACAGTCAGTCAGCGTCGCACTTTATTTATGCACGCACGACTGACAGAAAAAGAATTCAACCAGCCATACTGGCGAATTAATGAAGAATCATGTTACTGGCGTGATGCTTTATTCCGTGCATTACGTGAATTATTCAGTCTGTTTGAGTATGCACCGACAATTCTGACGTCGGTAAAACCAGAGCAATATCTGCATTAAGTAATTAACCAGAGTTTTTAACGCACTTAATTGTGCGGGGCTTCTTTTTGCCTGGAGAAAGTCATGCATACAGTTTCTGAAAATCAGTGCGGTAAATACGCATTACTGCTGCAACAGGCCAGAACCGAAGCACAGGCCGACGCGGCGACGCGCTTTTCTTCTCATCTTGACGCCATGATTCGCCACATCACAAAGGCGGAGTTATCCCGCGTGGAGATAGTCGAGCTGCTCAGTCAGGAGTCGGAAAAATTTCACAATATCGGATTGTCTCGCGGGGAGGTGCTTTGATGTCCTGTTCTCATTCAGTTGTATTACTGAATAACGCCTTAAAAATCGCCGTTATGAAAAATGGCGATTTGTCTCTTATTCAACTTGGTCTTGATAAAGAAAAACGCGACATAACTGAATCTGTAATCGCGATTTATCAGAATGAATTAAACCTCCTGTCTGATGTGGTCAATTTACTTGTTAAACGCGCTGTATTTCATAAGCAAATCTCCTCCGTGGATGAACTGACAAAATTAACGACAGAAATCGCCAGCTATTGCGCTGATGAATTTAAGAAGCTGAACGACAAAAGGAGCTGGTAATGCCGGACAACGTAGATTTTATTCAGGAACAACAGGCTGAATTACTGGAGCGCCAGATTAATGCGGCAAGGGTAAAACATTGCGGTGTTTCTTCGCTGGTTTGCGAAGAGTGTGATGCGCCAATACCTGCTGCCCGTCGTGCGGCTTATCCGTCAGTCACGCGTTGTGTTTCCTGTCAGTCAGTCTTTGAAGCAAAAAACAAGCATTACCGGAGAATGGCATGAGCATTCGTATCGAGATTGGCGAGCGTTATGTAGTCACAAATGACCGTTTTCAGTTCATTTTGCAGGAGAGAAAGACCGCTGAAACCGGGAAGAATGCCGGTAAAGAGTGGCTGGATGTTGTCGGCTATTACCCCAAATTAAACCAGCTCGTTTCCGGTCTGATCCATCACGATATTTTGAGCGGTAACGCTGTCTCTTTTGAGGCGCTGAGCTCTCAGGTTGAGCAGCTCGGTCAGCAGTGTCTGACTGCGTTTCTCTGTGCGGGGAAATCTAAATGATAGTTGATACCCGCTGCCGAGCTGAAAGCTCTATCAATATTATTTCTGTTTCTGGCGGAAAGGATAGCCTTGCTCAATGGCTTGTTGGTATTGAAAGCGGTGTGCATTTTTTGCCGGTTTTTGCAGACACCGGGCATGAGCATCCGCAGACAATGGAGTATCTCGATTATCTGGAGAACCGACTCGGGCCGGTTAAACGGGTTAAAGCTGACTTCTCCCGACAGATTGAAGGTAAGCGCAAGTTTATTGCTGAGAAATGGCCTGTTTCTCTGGTTGAAGAGTGCGGAATGTCTCCAGGGGAAGCGGCAGAGCGCATCAATTGTGCGCTGGAAATTCTCAAGCCTACTGGTATCCCATTTCTTGATTTGTGCATGTGGAAAGGGCGATTTCCTTCCACTAAAGCCAGATTTTGCACTTTTGACCTTAAACATGAGCCAGTACGTACTCAGGTCGTGTTACCTGCGCTTAATGAGTTTGATGAGGTAATTAGCTGGCAGGGGGTTCGCGCTCAGGAGTCTCCTGCGCGCGCGGGTCTGCCTGCCTGGGAAGAGGATGCGGACAATACGCCCGGGCTCCATGTATACCGTCCTATTCTGAACTGGACGCATGAGGAGGTATTTGCATTTGCAAGACGTCATGGAATTAAACCTAATCCGTTATACCAGCAGGGATGCAGTCGTGTCGGTTGTATGCCCTGCATCCACGCCAGAAAGTCTGAATTAGCTGAAATTTTTAGTAGCTGGCCGGAAGAGGTTAAGCGTGTTGCGGAATGGGAGCGACTTGTCGCCGCATGCTCCAGACGCGGAAATTCTACTTTCTTCCCGTCAACTCATGACCCGCGTCGTGCGGAACGCCGCATTGATATTATTACTGTCGATGCTTACGGAATTGAGTCTTATCGTGACTGGGCGATGACCACGCGTGGCGGGGCACAGTTTGATTTGCTGGCTTCGGTGAATGATAAGTCAGTTTGCAGTAGTGTCTATGCCGGTGTATGTGAATGAGTCATTCTTTCCAGGAGCAATACACCTGCGTACCTCCGTCAGCATTTGCTGCAGGCACCGGTAAGACGTTTACCGGTGCTTATGCATGGAACGCGCCACGCGAGGCCGTCGGGCGCGAAAGACCCCTTACACGTGACGAGATGCGTCAGGTGCAAGGTGTTTTATCCACGATTAACCGCCTGCCTTACTTTTTGCGCTCGCTGTTTACTTCACGCTATGACTACATCCGGCGCAATAAAAGCCCGGTGCACGGGTTTTATTTTCTCACATCCACTTTTCAGCGTCGTTTATGGCCGCGCATTGAGCGTGTGAATCAGCGCCATGAAATGAACACCGACGCGTCGTTGCTGTTTCTGGCAGAGCGTGACCATTATGCGCGTCTGCCGGGGATGAATGACAAGGAGCTGAAAAAGTTTGCCGCCCGTATCTCATCGCAGTTTTTCATGATGTATGAGGAACTCTGCGATGCCTGGGTGGATGCGCATGGCGAAAAAGAATCGCTGTTTACGGATGAGGCGCAGGCGCATCTGTATGGTCATGTTGCTGGCGCTGCACGTGCTTTCAATATTTCCCCGCTTTACTGGAAAAAATACCGTAAAGGACAGATGACCACGAGGCAGGCATATTCTGCCATTGCCCGTCTGTTTAACGATGAGTGGTGGACTCATCAGCTTAAAGGCCAGCGTATGCGCTGGCATGAAGCGTTACTGATAGCTGTCGGGGAGGTCAATAAAGACCGTTCTCCTTATGCCAGTAAACATGCCATTCGTGATGTGCGTGCGCGCCGCCAGGCAAATCTGGAATTTCTTAAATCGTGTGACCTTGAAAACAGGGAAACCGGCGAGCGCATCGACCTTATCAGTAAGGTGATGGGCAGTATTTCTAATCCTGAAATTCGCCGGATGGAGCTGATGAACACCATTGCCGGTATTGAGCGTTACGCCGCCGCAGAGGGTGATGTGGGGATGTTTATCACGCTGACCGCGCCGTCAAAGTATCACCCGACACGTCAGGTCGGAAAAGGCGAAAGTAAAACCGTTCAGCTTAATCACGGCTGGAACGATGAGGCATTTAATCCAAAGGATGCGCAGCGTTATCTCTGCCGTATCTGGAGCCTGATGCGCACGGCATTCAAGGATAATGATTTACAGGTCTACGGTTTGCGTGTCGTCGAGCCACACCACGACGGAACGCCGCACTGGCATATGATGCTTTTTTGTAATCCATGCCAGCGTAACCAGATTATCGAAATCATGCGTCGCTATGCGCTCAAAGAGGATAGTGACGAAAGAGGCGCTGCGCGAAACCGTTTTCAGGCAAAGCACCTTAACCGGGGCGGTGCTGCGGGATATATCGCGAAATACATCTCAAAAAACATCGACGGCTATGCACTGGATGGTCAGCTCGATAACGATACTGGCAGGCCGCTGAAAGATACTGCTGCGGCTGTTACCGCATGGGCGTCAACGTGGCGCATTCCGCAATTTAAAACGGTTGGCCTGCCGACAATGGGGGCTTACCGTGAACTACGCAAATTGCCTCACGGCGTCAGCATTGCTGATGAGTTTGACGAACGCGTCGAGGCTGCACGCGCCGCCGCAGACAGTGGTGATTTTGCGTTGTATATCAGCGCGCAGGGTGGGGCAAATGTCCCGCGCGATTGTCAGACTGTCAGGGTCGCCCGTAGCCCGTCGGATGACGTTAACGAGTATGAGGAAGAGGTCGAGAGAGTGGTCGGCATTTACGCGCCGCATCTCGGCGCGCGTCATATTCATATCACCAGAACGACGGACTGGCGCATTGTTCCGAAAGTTCCGGTCGTTGAGCCTTTGACTTTAAAAAGCGGCATCGCCGCGCCTCGGAGTCCTGTCAATAACTGTGGAAAGCTCACCGGCGGTAATACTTCGTTACCGGTTCCCACGCCTTCTGAGCACGCCGCAGCAGTGCTAAATCTGGTTGATGACGGTGTTATCAAATGGAATGAACCGGAGGTCGTGAGGGCGCTCAGGGGCGCATTAAAATACGACCTGAGAACGCCAAATCGTCAGCAAAGAAACGGAAGCCCGTTAAAACCACATGAAATTGCACCATCGGCCAGACTGACCCGGTCGGAACGATTGCAAATCACCCGTATCCGCGTTGACCTTGCTCAGAACGGTATCAGGCCGCAGCGATGGGAGCTTGAGGCGCTGGCGCGTGGGGCAACTGTAAATTACGACGGGAGAAGCTTCAGTTATCCTGTTATATGTGATTGGAGAGCGTATGAATTATGAGATTGTGATAAAAAGTAAATAATTAATATAATGCAATTGCTTGACTGTTTTAAAAGGGACAACGTAGTTGTGAACTATATTGTCCCGGGAGTATTAATTTTTAAATATGGATTGTATGTATTCTATAGTGCTATCTTTAGCTCTGATGTCTTTTAAAGTGTTATTTATGAAATCTATTATTCTGTCATTACTTAATAGTGGCGATAACGCATAACATGTTGTTGTGAATGTCATGACGTCACTAAAGCTTAGTGAAACACCTTTTGTCGCAGCGTTCTCAATCGCAATAGACTCATCAATATCTAAGTTTGTTGCTCTTGGCCCTTTAAGGAAGATAACTTTTGAAATCCCGGATGCAGATGCTTTTGAAACGGCGTGATTAACATCTTGATAATTAAATGGTTTGTCTTTCACTTCTATAGAAAGGAAAACTATATCATCATGATATACATCTATGTCCAGTATCTCTTTTGAGGAGCTACCGGCCTGATTGACGGGATGTGCTTTTATTATCCATCCTCTTTGTTCACCTAATAAGTGTAGCGAAATTGCGGCAGCAATCGCGCATGTTTCTCCATCACAAGGATGAGATATAATATTATAAATAATCTTATGGAAATCAAAATTAATTGAGTTCGGCGTTATAACTCTATTGGTTCGCTGTAGGGTAAAATATAATGCAATAACAAGCATTTCATAAGCTAAGGTTTGGGTTGTTGCTGCATGTAATATATCAATTGAAAGTTGTTGTAAAACCTTATCATTTCCTCTGCGCACAGGGTTATCAGAGGAGTGGAGCATGTAACGAGCTGGTTTATTTAGAAATGGCTCATTTGATGCGCCTAACTTACCCTCTAAAAATGGGCCTTCTACTTTGCCTACTATTACCGAATGACATAAACTTCTTGCATCATAGGCTCCGTCTACGGGGGCATTAGCTTGTAAAGCCAGAGGGTTTACTCTAGGGTCTGTTGCTTTTGCAAGTAAACCAGTAATAAGTATATATCTGTATGTAAGGTGGGTGCCTAAAATTACATTTTGAATGGAGACCCATTGATTATTTGTTTTGTAATCAGTTAATTTTTTTGCATCGTTGATTGCATTTATAATTACATTATAGGCTTGCTCATGATTTACTAATACTTTCATAGGTGTCCTTTAGTAAGATATCCATTGGTAGACCTAATCGGCTTGCAACCACCTCTAATAATTCAAATAGTTCTAAAGCATCTAATCGCCTTTCAAAGCTTTCGATTTTAGATATATCTGATTGTGATAATCCTAGAAAAATGGCCAATTCTGACTGCGAAAGAGAAGCTTCTTTGCGTAGTTTGGTGAGAAGCTGGACTAGGCACCTGTATCTATGATCATGTATAGTTGGTTGTCGTTTTGCCATGTGGTTTAGAAGGTGATTGATTGTGTGTCGATCCTTACCTATCATTGGTTTTATTCCAAAATCGAATAATTGGTGCTAAAGAAGTGAACAAAATTTCAGCGGTGAGCTTATTTACTGGGGCAGGAGGGATGGATGTCGGTTTCTCTAATGCCGGGTTCCGAACAGTTTGGGCCAATGATATAGATAAGGATGCATGTGATACATTTAAGCTTAATCATGAATCACCTGTTTTTTGTGGTGATATTGATGAGATGCTAAGTGAATTGTCTGGGCTGAAAAATATAGGTTGTGTTTTTGGTGGGCCTCCATGCCAAGGATTTTCTGTGGCAGGGAAAATGGACGCTCATGATCCACGTAGTAAGCTGGTTATGTCATTCATGCGGGCGGTGGATATAATTCAACCAGAATGCTTTGTTATGGAGAATGTTAAGGCTTTAGCACAGTTGTCCAAATTTGAACCAGTTAGGTGTGAACTGTTTAAGATGGCTGAAAAGTCAGGCTATCGTTCAGCCTTGCTGGTGCTGAATTCTAAAGATTTTGGCGTTCCTCAGAATAGGGAACGTATGTTTTTTATAGGGTTTCGTTCCGAAAATGATGTGAAACAAGTTGAGGTGGCGATAAAAAAATACCAATATCTTTCGCCCACAGTTGGTGAGATTATTCGGCCTTTAGGGCGAGCGGGTAATCCAAACAATTCAAGAGTCTGTAATGCAAGGATTACAAATGCTGCTAAGCCAGTATTACGGAAGTCACCTTACGCGGGAATGATGTTTAACGGGCAGGGAAGACCAATTAACCCGAATGGGTATGCTTCAACTATAGCTGCTTCTATGGGGGGGAATAGGACACCAATTATTGATGAAGAACACCTTTATGATGGCTCAACAAGTTATGTTGAGACTTATCATAATCATCTAATGAATGGTGGTGAGCCAAAAGATATGCACGATGTACCTAGTCGTTTACGTCGACTAACGATAGATGAGGCTCTTTTGATTCAAACATTCCCGAGTAATTATGTCTTTGTGGGGAAAAATTCGTCAATTTGGCGTCAGATAGGGAATGCTGTGCCTTGTAAATTGGCGCAGGCTGTTGCTGCAGGGGTTTTGGATGTCCTTACTGGAAAAACTATTAATGTTCAAAAGAGTCAAACAGAGTTGAGTTTGAATTCGAAAAACGGATCACATTTTCAAACCGATGGATGCAGAATTTAACATTGCTGCATGAGTTTGCATCTTGAAATCATAAGTTGTACTGCTTGGCTTGACCAGAATTGATGTGGGTAAGAAGTGGTTATGCACCCGCATTAAAACCGACCCATGAAGCGGGCGGGCGAGGCGGGGAAAGCACTGCGCGCTGGCGGTGGTGCTGATTTTATTTTTTCAGCGTCTGAGCGCGTCGTGATGGCGTTTAGTCGGCCTGCCGGGGCGTTGGTGTGTCTGCGGGGTGTTTTGTACAGTGGCGAACGTGTGAGGGCGTGATGACGGGGTGTAAAAAAGCCGCCCGCAGGCGGCGATGTTCAGCCGTTGTCAGTGTCCAGTGAGTAGTTTTTAAATCGGATGACCTCCTGACCGAGCCAGCCGTTTATCTCGCGGATCCTGTCCTGTAACGGGATAAGCTCATTGCGGACAAAGACCTTTGCTACTTTCTCAATATCGCCCAGCGACCCGACGTTCTCCGGTTTGCCGCCCATCAACTGAAAGGGGATGCGGTGCGCGTCCAGCAGGTCTGCGGCACTGGCTTTTTTGATATTAAAAAAATCGTCCTTCGTCGCCACTTCACTGAGCGGGATAATTTTAATGCCGTCGGCTTTTCCCTGCGGGGCATAGAGAAACAGGTTTTTAAAGTTGTTGCGGCCTTTCGATTTCACCATGTTTTCGCGAAGCATTTCGATATCGTTGCGATCCTGCACGGCATCGGTGACGTACATGATGTATCCGGCATGTGCGCCGTTTTCGTAATACTTGCGGCGGAACAGCGTGGCCGACTCATTCAGCCAGGCAGAGTTAAGGGCGCTGAGATATTCCGGCAGGCCGTACAGCTCCTGATTAATATCCGGCTCCAGCAGGTGAAACACGGAGCCGGGCGCGAAAGGTGTCGGCTCGTTGAAGGACGGCACCCACCAGTAAACATCCTCTTCCACGCCACGGCGGGTATATTTTGCCGGTGAGGTTTCCAGTCTGATGACCTTACCGGTGGTGCTGTAACGCTTTTCCAGAAACGCATTACCGAACACCAGAAAATCCAGCACAAAGCGGCTGAAATCCTGCTGGGAAAGGCACGGGTGCGGGATAAACGTTGAAGCCAGAATATTACGTTTGACGTAAATCGGTGAGCTGTGATGCACGGCAGCACGCAGGCTTTTTGCCAGACCGGTAAAGCTGACCGGTGGCTCATACCATCTGCCGTTACTGATGCACTCGACGTAATCCAGAATGTCACGGCGGTCGAGTACCGGCACCGGCTCGCCAAAGGTGAATGCCTCCATTTTCGGGGCGCTGGCGGTCATTGTTTTTGCCGCAGGTCGCGGTGTTTTCCCTTTTTTCTTGCTCATCAGTAAAACTCCAGAATGGTGGATGTCAGTGGGGTGCTGATACCGGCGGTGAGTGGCTCATTTAACAGGGCGTGCATGGTCGCCCAGGCGAGGTCGGCGTGGCTGGCTTCCTCGCTGCGGCTGGCCTCATAGGTGGCGCTGCGTCCGCTGCTGGTCATGGTCTTGCGGATAGCCATAAACGAGCTGGTGATGTCGGTGGCGCTGACGTCATATTCCAGACAGCCACGGCGGATAACGTCTTTTGCCTTGAGCACCATTGCGGTTTTCATTTCCGGTGTGTAGCGGATATCGCGCGCGGCAGGATAGAACGAGCGCACGAGCTGGAACACGCCGACACCGAGGCCGGTGGCATCAATACCGATGTATTCGACGTTATATTTTTCGGTGAGTTTGCGGATGGATTCAGCCTGGGTGGCAAAGTCCATGCCTTTCCACTGGTGACGCTCAAGTATTCTGAATTTGCCACCGACCACCACCGGCGGTGCCAGTACCACGCATCCGGCGCTGTCGCCACGGTGTGACGGGTCGTAACCAATCCATACCGGACGTGAGCCGAACGGATTGGCGGCAAAGGGTGCATAGTCTTCCCATTCTTCCAGCGTGTCGACCATGCAGCGTTGCAGCTCCTCGAACGGGAACACCGATGCCTTGTCGTCAACAAATTCACACATGAACAGGTTTTTAAAATCGTCGGCGCTGTTTTCGCGTTTGAGCTGCTCAATGTCGAACAGCGTGCAGCCGCCTTTCAGGGCGTCCTCAATGGTGACAATCTGCCGCCACTGGCCGTCCGCACAGAGAAGACCTCCGGCAAGGGCGTTATGACTGACGTCGATTTCCACGCGTTCGGCGGCGCTGGCGCGTCCCCGGTTGAACAGTTCACCCGACCAGAACGGGTAGGCGTCGTGCGCCAGCGTGGACGGGGTGGAGAAATAGGTCGAGCGCAGGTGGCTCTGTGAGGCCATACCTGATGCCACCTTACGCAGTACCTGAAAATTCGGGATCCAGAAAATCTCATCGACGTACAGGTCGCCGTTATGGCTCTGTGCGGTGTTGGAGTTGGTGCCGAGAAAAATCAGTTTTGCGCCGTTATTGCCCAGGACAATCGGGTCACCGGTCAGGTCAACGTCAACCAGACGGGCAAAGGCGATGATGTATTCACGGAACACATACGCCTGCGTTTTACTGGCCGACAGAAAAATCTGGTTATGGCCGGTTTTCAGGGCGCGCAGCAGCGCCTCGCGGGAAAAATAAAACGTCGCGCCAATCTGGCGGGATTTCAGGATATCGCGGATGCGGTGCTCAAGCCCGGCGCGATACCAGTGCAACTGATAGTCGAAAGACTGCTCAAAGAAAATCTGCTCCAGCTTTTCGATGGCCTCGTCACTGAAAAAATTCTTTTTCGGTTTGCGCCGCCCGCCTTTGTTGCGGTTAGCGACGTTCGGATTAAGGTCTGCCTCGTTGCCGGTCTGACTGTAACGGTTTACCCGTGCCAGTCGTTCAATCTGACGTCCCAGCAGGTCAATTTCCTTGAAGTCACCGCCGGTTTTCTGCGGTTTGATGATGAGCTGGGTCAGCCGCGCTTCCAGACTCATTTCGACACGGCTGATGGGGGCAACACTGTCCCAGCCGTCGCGCTGTTTCCAGCTCTGCACCGTCGGGCGTTTCATCTGCAACATGGCGGAAATCTGCGGCACGGAAAACCCCTGCCAGTACAGCAGCGCCGCCTGACGACGCGGGTCGTGTAAAAGAGTGGTGTCTGTGGTGATGGTCATGAATACCTCGCCGTGATGAATACACGGCAAGGCTACTGAGTCGCGCCCCGCGATTCGCTAAGGTGCTGTTGTGTCAGTGATAAGCCATCCGGGACTGATGGCGGAGGATGCGCATCGTCGGGAAACTGATGCCGACATGTGACTCCTCTAATCACTATTCAGGACTCCTGACAATGGCAAAAAAAGTCTCAAAATTCTTTCGTATCGGCGTTGAGGGTGACACCTGTGACGGGCGTGTCATCAGTGCGCAGGATATTCAGGAAATGGCCGAAACCTTTGACCCGCGAGTCTATGGTTGCCGCATTAACCTGGAACATCTGCGCGGCATCCTGCCTGACGGTATTTTTAAACGTTATGGCGATGTGGCCGAACTGAAGGCCGAAAAGATTGACGATGATTCGGCGCTGAAAGGCAAATGGGCGCTGTTTGCGAAAATCACCCCGACCGATGACCTTATCGCGATGAACAAGGCCGCGCAGAAGGTCTATACCTCAATGGAAATTCAGCCGAACTTTGCCAACACCGGCAAATGTTATCTGGTGGGGCTGGCCGTCACCGATGACCCGGCAAGCCTCGGCACGGAATACCTGGAATTCTGCCGCACGGCAAAACACAACCCCCTGAACCGCTTCAAATTAAGCCCTGAAAACCTGATTTCAGTGGCAACGCCCGTTGAGCTGGAATTTGAAGACCTGCCTGAAACCGTGTTCACCGCCCTGACCGAAAAGGTGAAATCCATTTTTGGCCGCAAACAGGCCAGCGATGACGCCCGTCTGAATGACGTGCATGAAGCGGTGACCGCTGTTGCTGAGCATGTGCAGGAAAAACTGAGCGCCACTGAACAGCGCCTCGCTGAGATGGAAACCGCCTTTTCTGCACTTAAGCAGGAGGTGACTGACAGGGCGGATGAAACCAGCCAGGCATTCACCCGCCTGAAAAACAGTCTCGACAACACCGAAAGTCTGACCCAGCAGCGCCGCAGCAAGGCCACCGGTGGTGGCGGTGACGCCCTGATGACGAACTGCTGACCGGCGTCAGTCAGTCCGGGAAAACCTTCACGATTACCCCTTAATTTCAGGAACAAATATGCGCCAGGAAACCCGTTTTAAATTTAATGCTTACCTGTCCCGTGTTGCCGAACTGAACGGCATCGACGCCGGTGATGTGTCGAAAAAATTCACCGTTGAACCGTCGGTCACCCAGACCCTGATGAACACCATGCAGGAGTCATCTGACTTTCTGACCCGCATCAACATTGTGCCGGTCAGCGAAATGAAAGGGGAAAAAATTGGTATCGGTGTCACCGGCCCCATTGCCAGCACCACCGACACCGCCGGTGGCACCGAGCGTCAGCCGAAGGACTTCTCGAAGCTGGCGTCCAACAAGTACGAATGCGACCAGGTTAACTTCGATTTTTATATCCGCTACAAAACGCTGGACCTGTGGGCGCGTTATCAGGATTTCCAGCTCCGTATCCGTAACGCCATTATCAAACGCCAGTCCCTTGATTTCATCATGGCCGGTTTTAACGGCGTGAAGCGTGCCGAAACCTCTGACCGCAGCAGTAACCCGATGCTGCAGGATGTGGCGGTCGGCTGGCTGCAGAAATACCGCAATGAAGCCCCGGCGCGCGTGATGAGCAAGGTCACTGACGAGGAAGGCCGCACCACCTCTGAGGTCATCCGCGTGGGTAAGGGCGGTGATTATGTAAGCCTCGATGCACTGGTGATGGATGCGACCAACAACCTGATTGAGCCGTGGTATCAGGAAGACCCTGACCTTGTGGTGATTGTGGGGCGTCAGCTACTGGCGGACAAGTATTTCCCCATCGTCAACAAGGAGCAGGACAACAGCGAAATGCTGGCCGCTGACGTCATCATCAGCCAGAAACGCATCGGCAACCTGCCAGCGGTACGCGTCCCGTACTTCCCGGCGGATGCGATGCTCATCACGAAGCTGGAAAACCTGTCCATCTACTACATGGATGACAGCCATCGCCGCGTGATTGAGGAAAACCCGAAACTCGACCGCGTGGAGAACTACGAGTCAATGAACATTGATTACGTGGTGGAGGACTACGCCGCCGGTTGTCTGGTGGAAAAAATTAAGGTCGGTGATTTCTCCACACCGGCTAAGGCGACCGCAGAGCCGGGAGCGTAACCGATGACGAGTCCCGCACAGCGCCACATGATGCGGGTCTCGGCAGCGATGACCGCGCAGCGGGAAGCCGCCCCGCTGCGACATGCAACTGTCTATGAGCAGATGCTGGTCAAGCTGGCCGCAGACCAGCGCACACTGAAAGCGATTTATTCAAAAGAGCTGAAGGCCGCGAAAAAACGCGAACTGCTGCCGTTCTGGTTGCCGTGGGTGAACGGCGTGCTGGAGCAGGGCAAAGGTGCACAGGATGACATTCTGATGACGGTCATGCTGTGGCGTCTGGATACCGGCGATATTGCCGGTGCGCTGGAGATTGCCCGTTATACCCTGAAGTACGGTCTGACCATGCCGGGTAAACACCGCCGCCCCCCGCCGTACATGTTCACCGAGGAGGTGGCGCTCGCGGCCATGCGCGCTCACGCTGCCGGTGAGTCTGTGGATACCCGCCTGCTGACGGAGACCCTTGAACTGACCGCCACGGCTGACATGCCTGATGAAGTGCGCGCAAAGCTGCACAAAATCACCGGTCTGTTTCTGCGTGACGCTGGTGATGCCGCAGGTGCGCTGGCGCACCTGCAACGTGCGACACAGCTCGACTGTCAGGCAGGCGTCAAAAAAGAGATTGAACGACTGGAGCGGGAACTGAAACCGAAGCCGGAGCCACAGCCAAAAGCGGCCACCCGCGCCCCGCGTAAGACCCGGAGTGCGACACCGGCAAAACGTGGACGCCCGAAAAAGAAAGCCAGTTAACAACCGAATGCGCCCCGCGCCAGGGCGGCACGCCGGTCAGTGAGGGTGAATCACCTGACACTGCACCAGCGTCCACCGCCCGACTTTTCAGAGGTAGTCATGATGACGCTGATTATTCCGCGAAAGGAGGCTCCCGTGTCCGGTGAGGGTACGGTGGTCATCCCGCAACCGGCAGGCGACGAGCCGGTGATTAAAAACACGTTCTTTTTTCCTGATATCGACCCGAAGCGCGTCCGGGAACGTATGCGCCTTGAGCAGACCGTCGCCCCCGCCCGTCTGCGTGAGGCCATCAAGTCAGGCATGGCGGAAACAAATGCGGAGCTGTACGAGTACCGCGAACAGAAAATTGCCGCCGGTTTTACGCGTCTGGCGGACGTTCCGGCAGACGATATCGACGGTGAAAGCATCAAAGTTTTTTACTACGAGCGCGCCGTGTGTGCGATGGCGACCGCGTCGCTTTATGAGCGTTATCGCGGCGTGGATGCCAGTGCGAAAGGCGACAAGAAGGCCGACAGCATTGACAGCACCATTGATGAGCTGTGGCGGGATATGCGCTGGGCAGTGGCGCGCATCCAGGACAAGCCGCGCTGCATCGTGAGTCAAATCTGATGAAGACCTTTGCGCTACAGGGCGACACGCTCGACGCCATTTGTGTCCGGTATTACGGGCGCACTGAGGGCGTGGTCGGGGCCGTGCTCGCCGCAAATCCGGGACTGGCTGAACTGGGTGTGGTGCTGCCACACGGCACCGCCGTCGAACTGCCCGACGTTCAGACCGCGCCCGTGGCTGAAACTGTCAATCTGTGGGAGTAACGCATGACAGCAGAAGAAAAAAGCGTCCTGTCGCTTTTCATGATTGGGGTGCTGATTGTTGTCGGCAAGGTGCTTGCCGGTGGTGAACCCATTACCCCGCGTCTGTTTATCGGGCGCATGTTGCTCGGTGGTTTTGTCTCGATGGTTGCCGGTGTTGTTCTGGTGCAGTTCCCTGACCTGTCACTGCCTGCGGTGTGCGGCATCGGCTCCATGCTGGGTATCGCCGGTTATCAGGTGATTGAGATTGCCATTCAGCGCCGTTTTAAGGGCAGGAGGAAACAGTAATGCCGGTAATTAACACGCATCAGAATATCGCCGCCTTTCTCGACATGCTGGCCGTGTCCGAAGGGACGGCGAATCATCCGCTGACGAAAAACCGGGGCTATGACGTGATAGTCACCGGACTGGACGGGAAGCCGGAAATCTTCACCGACTACAGTGACCACCCGTTCGCACATGGCCGACCGGCGAAGGTGTTTAACCGTCGCGGTGAAAAATCCACGGCCTCCGGTCGTTATCAGCAGCTTTACCTGTTCTGGCCGCATTACCGCAAACAGCTTGCCCTGCCGGATTTCAGTCCGTTGTCACAGGACAGACTTGCCATTCAGTTGATCCGCGAACGCGGTGCACTGGATGACATCCGGGCGGGACGCATTGAGCGCGCCATTTCACGCTGTCGCAATATCTGGGCGTCCCTGCCGGGTGCCGGTTACGGTCAGCGTGAGCATTCACTGGAAAAACTGGTCACCGTCTGGCGTACCGCTGGCGGCGTACCGGCTTAAACGGAGTAAACACCATGAAGAAATTATCCCTTTCACTGATGCTGAACGTGTCGCTGGCGCTGATGCTGGCACTGTCCCTGATTTACCCGCAGAGCGTGGCCGTCAGTTTTGTCGCCACCTGGGCGATTCTGGCGACGGTTATCTGTGTGGTTGCCGGTGGTGTCGGCGTGTATGCCACTGAGTATGTACTGGAACGCTACGGACGGGAGCTGCCGCCGGAATCGCTGGCCGTGAAGATTGTCACGTCGCTGTTTTTGCAGCCGGTGCCGTGGCGCAGACGGGCAGTAGCTCTGGTGGTGATGGTGGCGACATTTATCTCGCTGGTCGCTGCCGGGTGGATTTTTACCGCGCTGATTTATCTCGTGGCATCGGTGTTCTTCCGGCTGATACGTACGGCCTGCCGTCAGCGTTTTGAGGGGCGGGAACCATGTCAAGGCTGATGATTGTGCTGGTCGTGTTGTTATCGCTGGCGGTGACGGGTCTGTTTCTGGCGAAGCATAAAAACGCCAGCCTGCGCACCTCACTGGACAGGGCAAACAACGTAGCCAGCGAGCAGCAGGCGACCATCACCATGCTGAAAAATCAGTTTCATGTTGCGCTCACAAGGGCAGACAAAAACGAGCTGGCGCAGGTGGCACTGCGTCAGGAACTGGAAAACGCCGCGAAGCGTGAAGCTGAGCGCGAGAAAACCATCACGAGGTTACTGAATGAAAACGAAGATTTTCGCCGCTGGTACGGTGCTGACCTGCCTGATGCTGTGCGCCGGTTGCACCAGCGCCCGGCCTGCACCGACGCCAGTGATTGTTGCCAACGCCTGCCCGAAAGTGAGCCTTTGCCCGATGCCGGGCAGTGACCCGCAGACGAACGGCGATTTAAGTGCTGATATCCGGCAGCTTGAGAACGCGCTGGCACGCTGTGCCAGCCAGGTAAAAATGATTAAACACTGTCAGGACGAAAACGATGCTCAAACCCGACAGCCTGCGCAGGGCGCTGACTGATGCCGTCACGGTGCTGAAAACTAACCCCGATATGCTGCGGATATTCGTGGATAACGGGAGTATTGCCTCCACGCTGGCGGCGTCGTTGTCATTCGAAAAGCGTTACACGCTCAATGTTATTGTGACCGACTTTACCGGTGATTTTGACCTGCTCATCGTGCCGGTGCTGGCGTGGCTGCGGGAAAATCAGCCCGACATCATGACCACCGACGAAGGCCAGAAAAAGGGCTTCACGTTTTATGCGGACATCAACAATGACAGCAGCTTTGATATCAGCATCAGCCTGATGCTGACCGAGCGCACGCTGGTCAGTGAGGTTGACGGCGCGCTGCATGTGAAGAATATCCCGGAACCACCGCCGCCGGAGCCGGTCACCCGCCCGATGGAGCTTTATATCAATGGTGAACTGGTGAGTAAGTGGGATGAATGAGTTTAAGCGTTTTGAAGACCGGCTGACCGGACTGATTGAGTCGCTGTCACCGTCAGGGCGTCGGCGACTGAGTGCCGAACTGGCGAAACGTCTGCGGCAGAGTCAGCAGCGTCGGGTGATGGCTCAGAAAGCCCCGGACGGCACACCCTACGCGCCACGCCAGCAGCAGAGCGCCAGAAAAAAGACCGGTCGCGTTAAGCGAAAAATGTTTGCGAAACTTATCACCAGTCGTTTTTTGCATATCCGCGCCAGCCCTGAACAGGCATCAATGGAGTTTTACGGCGGGAAGTCACCGAAAATAGCCAGTGTGCATCAGTTCGGTCTGTCGGAAGAAACCCGGAAAGACGGTAAGAAAATTGATTATCCGGCGCGTCCTCTGCTCGGCTTTACCGGTGAGGATGTGCAGATGATTGAAGAGATTATCCTGGCTCACCTCGACCGTTAGTTGTGCCATTCCCGACACCTCATCGTCACATTGCCGTCGGTATGACCCGGCGGCATCCTTCCCGTTATGAACACTCTCGCAAATATCCAGGAACTCGCGCGCGCACTGCGCAACATGATTCGCACCGGCCTTGTCGTCGAAACCAACCTTAAAGCCGGTCGCTGCCGTGTGCAGACCGGCGGCATGTGCACCGACTGGCTTCAGTGGCTGACCTGTCGTGCCGGGCGTTCGCGCACATGGTGGGCACCTTCCGTGGGGGAGCAGGTGCTGATTCTGGCCGTGGGCGGTGAACTTGACACGGCGTTTGTTCTGCCGGGGATTTATTCCGGCGATAACCCCGCGCCGTCTGCGTCGGCGGATGCCCTGCATATCCGTTTCCCTGACGGGGCGGTGATTGAGTATGAACCCGAAACCAGTTCACTGACGGTAAGCGGAATTAAAACGGCCAGCGTGACGGCTTCTGATTCTGTTACTGCCACGGTGCCGGTGGTCATGGTGAAAGCGTCAACCCGCATCACCCTGGACACACCGGAGGTGGTCTGCACCAACAAGCTGATCACCGGCACGCTGGAAGTACAGAAGGGCGGGACGATGCGTGGCAACATTGAACACACCGGCGGTGAACTCTCATCAAACGGTAAGGTACTGCATACCCACAAACACCCAGGAGACAGCGGCGGCACAACCGGGAGTCCTCTATGACAGCGCGTTATCTCGGAATGAATCGCAGTGATGGCCTGACTGTCACTGACCTTGAGCATATCAGCCAGAGTATCGGCGATATCCTGCGCACACCGGTCGGCTCACGGGTGATGCGTCGTGATTACGGCTCGTTGCTGGCGTCAATGATTGACCAGCCGCAGACCCCGGCGCTTGAGTTGCAGATTAAGGTCGCCTGTTACATGGCGGTACTGAAATGGGAACCCCGCGTCACCCTGTCATCTGTCACCACGGCGCGCAGTTTTGACGGGCGAATGACGGTCACGTTAACCGGCCAGCACAACGACACCGGCCAGCCACTTTCGTTAACCATCCCTGTGAGTTGAAACCATGCCGATTATCGACCTGAACCAGCTACCCGCACCGGATGTGGTCGAGGAGCTGGACTTTGAAACCATTCTTGCCGAACGCAAGGCGACACTGATTTCCCTTTACCCGGAAGACCAGCAGGAGGCGGTCGCCCGTACCCTGACGCTGGAATCCGAGCCTCTCGTCAAACTGCTGGAGGAAAATGCTTATCGCGAGCTTATCTGGCGTCAGCGTGTGAATGAGGCCGCACGGGCGGTGATGCTGGCCTGTGCAGCCGGTAATGACCTTGATGTGATTGGTGCCAATTACAACACCACGCGCCTGACTATCACCCCGGCAGATGATTCGACCATCCCGCCGACACCGGCAGTGATGGAATCTGACACGGATTATCGTCTGCGTATTCAGCAGGCGTTTGAAGGCTTAAGCGTCGCCGGGTCGGTGGGAGCCTATCAGTATCATGGTCGCAGTGCCGACGGGCGTGTCGCGGATATCTCTGTCACCAGTCCGTCTCCGGCCTGCGTCACCATCTCTGTGCTGTCACGTGAAAATAACGGTGTTGCATCCGAAGACCTGCTGGCGGTGGTGCGTAACGCCCTTAATGGTGAGGACGTCAGGCCGGTGGCCGACCGCGTGACCGTGCAGTCTGCCGCCATCGTTGAATACCAGATAAACGCCACGCTTTACCTTTACCCTGGTCCCGAAAGCGAACCCATCCGCGCTGCCGCCGTGAAAAAACTGGAAGCGTATATCACGGCACAGCACCGGCTGGGGCGTGACATCCGTCTGTCTGCCATTTATGCCGCTTTGCATGTGGAAGGCGTGCAGCGTGTCGAACTGGCTGCACCACTGGCCGACATCGTGCTCAACAGTACGCAGGCGTCTTTCTGTACCGAATACCGCGTCGTGACCGGAGGCTCGGATGAGTGATTCGCGCCTGCTGCCGACCGGCTCATCACCGCTTGAGGTCGCCGCCGCAAAAGCCTGTGCGGAAATTGAAAAAACGCCGGTCAGTATTCGTGAGCTGTGGAACCCGGACACCTGTCCGGCAAATCTGCTGCCGTGGCTGGCGTGGGCGTTTTCGGTCGACAGGTGGGATGAAAAGTGGCCGGAAGCGACAAAACGCGCCGTTATCCGCGATGCGTATTTCATCCACTGTCATAAGGGCACTATAGGTGCAATCCGGCGTGTGGTGGAGCCGCTCGGCTATCTCATCAACGTGACGGAGTGGTGGGAAAACAGTGACCCGCCCGGCACCTTCCGGCTTGATATTGGTGTACTGGAAAGCGGTATCACAGAGGCAATGTATCAGGAAATGGAACGGCTGATTGCTGATGCCAAACCTGCAAGCCGCCACCTTATTGGTCTGAACATTACCCGGGACATTCCCGGCTACCTGTTCGTCGGTGGTGTGGCTTATGACGGCGATGTAATTACGGTTTACCCCGGATAAGTGAGGAATAATGAGCACAAAATTCAGAACCGTTATCACCACTGCCGGTGCAGCAAAGCTGGCAGCGGCAACCGCGCCGGGAGGGCGGAAGGTCAACATTACCACGATGGCCGTCGGGGATGGCGGTGGTAAATTGCCTGTCCCGGATGCCGGACAGACCGGGCTTATCCATGAAGTCTGGCGACATGCGCTGAACAAAATCAGCCAGGACAAACGAAACAGTAATTATATTATCGCAGAGCTGGTTATTCCGCCGGAGGTGGGCGGTTTCTGGATGCGTGAGCTTGGCCTGTACGATGATGCGGGAACATTAATTGCCGTGGCGAACATGGCCGAAAGTTATAAGCCAGCTCTTGCCGAAGGCTCAGGGCGTTCGCAGACCTGTCGCATGGTCATCATCGTCAGCAGTGTGGCCTCAGTGGAGCTGACCATTGACACCACAACGGTGATGGCGACGCAGGATTACGTTGATGACAAAATTGCAGAGCATGAACAGTCACGACGTCACCCGGACGCCTCGCTGACCGCAAAAGGTTTTACTCAGTTAAGCAATGCGACCAACAGCACGTCTGAAACACTGGCCGCAACGCCGAAAGCGGTAAAGACCGCCTATGACCTTGCTAACGGGAAATACACTGCACAGGACGCCACCACCGCGCGAAAAGGCCTTGTTCAGCTCAGTAGTGCGACTAACAGCACGTCTGAGACGCTCGCCGCAACGCCAAAAGCAGTAAAGACAGCATATGACCTTGCTAACGGGAAATACACTGCACAGGACGCCACCACAGCGCGAAAAGGGCTTGCTCAGCTCAGTAGCGCCACCAACAGCGATTCTGAAACGCTGGCTGCAACACCAAAAGCGGTGAAGTCTGCCTATGACAATGCTGAAAAACGTCTTCAGAAAGATCAGAACGGTGCAGATATTCCGGGAAAGGATACTTTCACGAAAAATATCGGTGCCTGTCGTGCTTATAGCGGCGCTTTGAGCACTGAAGCCGGAAACTGGACAACCGCTCAGTTTATTGAATGGCTGGATTCCCGTGGTGCATTTAATCATCCGTACTGGATGTGCAAAGGCTCCTGGTCATATGCAAATAACAAAATCATTACGGATACCGGATGTGGTGATATCCACCTGGCTGGTTGTGTCGTCGAGGTCATGGGAACAAAATCTGCAATCACTATCCGAGTGACCACGCCGACAACATCAAGCGGTGGCGGTACAACCAGTGCGCAATTCACTTACATTAATCATGGGGACGGCTACTCCCCCGGCTGGCGTCGTGACTGGAATCGTCAGGGCGACGCAATGACCGGAACGATTAATCAGGATGGCGGAAGCCAGAATGCCTATATGTCTACGGCCTTATGTTCAGGCACCAGAGGCGGCAAAAAATATCTCAGAAAGTTTCGTGGTGGAGAAGGAGACACTATCTGGCATGAAACAGTACAGGGCGGGGTAGTTCGCTGGGCGACTGGTAATACTGATGCTCAGGAAGAATTATCACTCAGCTCCGCTTATGGTCTCCGTTCAAGAGGTGAGATTACATCACTCAGTGCTAATGGTCTGCGCATTGCTTATGGCAATTATGGATTCTTTATCAGGAATGATGGCGGCAGCACATATTTAATGCTGACGGCCTCTGGCGATAAATTTGGGACATGGAACGGTTTAAGGCCGCTGACTATCAATAACGCTAATGGCGGAGTGTCAATGGGGCATGGCCTGAGTGTTACTGGTGATATTGCCTCAAGTACCAAAGTACGTGCCGGTAGCGGGAAAAAATTCACGGTCAGCAGCAGCAATACATCCACGAAGGAAGCCGCATTCAATTTGTGGGGAAACTCAAGTCGTCCGGTGGTGGCTGAGTTAGGTGATGATGCAGGCTGGCATTTTTACAGTCAGAGAAATACAGATAACAGCATCACTTTTGCTGTTAACGGGCAGGTATCACCATCTAACTATGGCAACTTTGATTCACGCTATGTCCGGGATATCCGGCTTGGTGGTGCTGCCACATACAAACCTGCGAACAATGGTATGACATGGACACATCAGGCACCGTCCGGGTGTGTATATTCCGGCATTATTGTTCAGGATACCGGCTCAAACTCTGCCGATAACATTGGTGGCGTATATTACAGACCGGTGCAGAAATACATTAACGGGACTTGGTATAACGTGGCGCAGGTATAATTTATGCAGCATTTGATAAATATAACGGCAGGTAATCCAAAAACGGTTGAACAATATCAATTGACAAAAGACTTTGATGTTGTCTGGTTTTTTTCAGAAGATGGTAAGAACTGGTACGAAGAACAAAAGTATTTTGCTGATGACACGCTAAAAATAGCGTACGACAAAGATAATATCATCCGCTATGTGGAAAAGGATGTGACAGCTATCAGACCGGATGGATTAAGTGTTGTTGAAGTGGCGGATATTACTGCTAACCGACGGGCGGACATTTCAGGGAACTGGATGTTTAAGGACGGCAAAGTGATTAAACGCATTTATACGGCAGAGGAATTGCAGCAGCAGGCAGAAAACCGGAAAGCCAGACTTCTTGCAGATGCTGAATCCGTGATTTTGCCGCTGGATCGCGCTGTCAGACTGAACATGGCAACAGATGAGGAGCGTAGCCGACTGGATGCATGGGAGCGTTACAGCGTTCTGGTCAGTCGTGTGGATCCTGCAAATCCTGAATGGCCGGAAATGCCGCAATAAGTTGTATGAGCTCTGGTGTGAGCTTACATATCTATGGCACAGAGTAAAGACTAATCTGACAGTCCGCTCTGTGCCAAAAACGGACATGTCAAAGCGCAGAGTGAATGGCTAAGTCTAGCTCATTAGAAATGTTCGCTTCATGAAAATGGCTGCAGCAAGGATCTATCTCACTGCGGCCTCTTTACAATAACGAAATTTTGCGAGCTATTCCTTGGCCTCTTTATTTTTCTCGCCATCGCCAATGTAAAGAAGATAATCGTTTAAGGATATCCTTCCGGAGGGGCCGGTCCATGTTATCCATCCGTTCTCACGAAGATTAAATAATGCTTCCATGAACTCATTATCGTTAAAAGAATGATCCTCTGAGAACAGAATGTTCATTTTTCTCAATAGTTCTTCCACTTTAATCTTTTCATATCGCCTTATCAGACTTAGTGCTTTACGACGCATTAAGATTGTAGGTACTGCTTGTGAACGAATGGTTTTTTGTATTCCACTATCAAGAACTTTTTTGATCTTACTCTCTAACTCTTTGATTTTAGTTTCATTATCTCCATTGGACTTAAGCTTTTCATCAACGATGCAAATAATTTCCTGACTAATGCTGTTCTTGAGGTTGTTTATTTTTTCTTCATTGTTGAGAATCTCATCAGAGCTTCCTGCATGGGGTTTTTTCCATATGTGCTGACGCATATCCGTTACCGTATCTCTCATCATAGAGAATGTATCTGAATATAACTTGTCAAATATTTTTTCCAGTCGTTCGACACTTGCCTGGATGTCTTTTGCTGCTTTAGTTGTCTCTTTAGAAGCCTCATTCGACATTTTATAAAAAACAAAAGAAAGCCAAATAGCCCCAATGGCGAGTACTAATGAGGCTATTGTGGCAATAAAACCTATTATTGTTATTGCTGTATCTAATGTACCTGCTGCATCTGTGACTACTGTTTCTGCTGCCATATATCCTCAATATTTAACCATACAGGGTAGCGTGTTTTAACCGCGGGGAAGTCGGGGTGGTGACACCCTAGCCTTACCCCGATTCCAGAGTATTTATTTATCATACCATTGAAACTATTTAATTTTATCGAAAATTTTGTCAGAGCGTGACTGAAAAGTCTTCAGCACGTCAAGCATATCGTCGCCGTTCAATTAACACTGAGCCTTTTCTTAGAGGGGTGGGCTGCGCAGTTGCGAGGTTATGCCCCAGTTCCTGGTTCCTCACTACATTCTAATTAAGCCGGCCAACTAAATGTCCGCTTTTCGCTCAAAGCAGACTGTCAGATTTGATAGCGTTTGGGCTAGGTAAATTGTCAGTTGAAAAATGAGTGAGTACAAATCAGGACGGGTGGGCGAGTTGCCCGCCTTTTCTTTAATCTGTTGTTTCATCCACTGACCAGTCAGGTCAAATAGCGTCTTATGCACTGCCCAACAGAAAATAGTTGCACCCATTAACCTCGGAGTTAAACGGATGAGTGACTATCATCACGGCGTGCAGGTGCTGGAGATTAACGACGGCACCCGCGTCATTTCCACCGTATCCACTGCCATTGTCGGCATGGTCTGCACGGCCAGCGATGCGGATGCGGAAACCTTCCCCCTCAATAAACCGGTGCTGATTACCAATGTGCAGAGCGCAATTGCAAAGGCCGGTAAAAAAGGCACGCTGGCGGCATCGTTGCAGGCTATCGCCGACCAGTCAAAACCGGTCACCGTTGTCGTGCGTGTGGAAGACGGCACCGGCGACGACGAGGAAACGAAACTCGCGCAGACCGTTTCCAATATCATCGGCACCACCGACGAAAACGGCCAGTACACCGGACTGAAAGCCCTGCTGGCGGCGGAGTCGGTAACCGGTGTTAAACCGCGTATTCTCGGCGTGCCGGGACTGGACACCAAAGAGGTGGCTGTTGCACTGGCATCAGTCTGTCAGAAGCTGCGCGCTTTCGGGTATATCAGCGCATGGGGCTGTAAAACCATTTCCGAGGTGAAAGCCTACCGCCAGAATTTCAGCCAGCGTGAGCTGATGGTCATCTGGCCGGATTTCCTCGCATGGGATACGGTCAGCAGCACCACCGCCACCGCGTATGCCACCGCCCGTGCGCTGGGGCTGCGTGCTAAAATCGACCAGGAGCAGGGCTGGCATAAAACGCTGTCCAACGTCGGGGTAAACGGTGTTACCGGCATCAGCGCATCTGTATTCTGGGATTTGCAGGAGTCCGGCACCGATGCTGACCTGCTGAACGAGGCAGGCGTCACAACGCTGATTCGCCGCGACGGTTTCCGCTTCTGGGGTAACCGTACCTGCTCTGATGACCCGCTGTTCCTCTTTGAAAACTACACCCGCACCGCGCAGGTGATGGCCGACACGATGGCTGAGGCGCACATGTGGGCGGTGGACAAGCCCATCACCGCAACGCTGATTCGCGACATCGTTGACGGCATCAATGCCAAATTCCGTGAGCTGAAAACAAACGGCTATATCGTGGATGCGACCTGCTGGTTCAGCGAAGAATCCAACGATGCGGAAACCCTCAAGGCCGGAAAACTGTATATCGACTACGACTATACACCGGTGCCTCCTCTTGAAAACCTGACCCTGCGCCAGCGTATTACCGATAAATACCTGGCAAATCTGGTCACCTCGGTTAACAGCAATTAAGGAGCCTGACCGATGGCAATGCCGCGCAAACTCAAGTTAATGAACGTCTTTCTGAACGGCTACAGCTATCAGGGCGTCGCGAAGTCCGTCACGCTACCAAAACTGACCCGTAAGCTCGAAAACTATCGCGGTGCGGGGATGAACGGCAGCGCACCGGTAGACCTCGGCCTTGATGACGATGCGCTGTCAATGGAGTGGTCGCTCGGTGGCTTCCCGGATTCGGTTATCTGGGAGCTTTACGCCGCAACCGGTGTGGATGCCGTACCGATTCGTTTTGCAGGCTCTTACCAGCGCGACGATACCGGCGAAACGGTGGCCGTCGAGGTGGTCATGCGTGGACGTCAGAAAGAAATCGACACCGGCGAGGGCAAACAGGGAGAAGACACCGAGTCGAAAATCTCCGTGGTCTGCACCTATTTCCGGCTGACTATGGACGGTAAGGAGCTGGTCGAAATCGACACCATCAACATGATTGAGAAGGTGAATGGCGTCGACCGGCTGGAGCAACACCGCCGCAATATCGGCCTGTGATTTTCATCCGGTCAGCCAGGCTGACCGGTTAACCCTGATTCAGAAGTGAGAAAACCATGAACAAAGAAAATGTGATTACCCTGGACAATCCGGTCAAGCGTGGTGAGCAGGTCATCGAACAGGTCACGCTGATGAAACCCAATGCCGGGACGCTGCGCGGTGTCAGTCTGGCTGCGGTCGCGAACTCCGAAGTCGATGCACTGATTAAGGTGCTGCCGCGCATGACGGCACCGATGCTGACCGAGCAGGAAGTCGCCGCGCTGGAACTGCCTGACCTTGTGGCGCTGGCCGGTAAGGTGGTCGGTTTTTTGTCGCCGAACTCGGTGCGGTAACGTTCCCGAAAAATCTGTCGGTCGATGACCTGATGGCGGATGTGGCAGTGATATTTCACTGGCCGCCATCAGAACTGTATCCCATGAGCCTGACCGAACTCATCACATGGCGCGAAAAGGCGCTCCGGCGAAGCGGAAACACGAATGAGTAACAATGTAAAATTACAGGTATTGCTCAGGGCTGTTGACCAGGCATCCCGCCCGTTTAAATCCATCCGTACAGCGAGTAAGTCGCTGTCGGGGGATATCCGGGAAACACAAAAATCACTGCGCGAGCTGAACGGTCACGCATCCCGTATTGAGGGATTTCGCAAGACCAGTGCACAGCTCGCCGTGACTGGTCATGCACTTGAAAAGGCACGGCAGGAGGCCGAAGCCCTTGCCACGCAGTTTAAAAATACCGAACGTCCGACCCGTGCTCAGGCGAAAGTGCTGGAATCCGCAAAGCGTGCGGCGGAGGACTTACAGGCGAAATATAACCGCCTGACAGATTCCGTTAAACGCCAGCAGCGGGAACTGGCCGCTGTGGAAATTAATACCCGCAATCTTGCACATGATGAGCAGGGACTGAAAAACCGTATCAGTGAAACCACCGCACAGCTTAACCGGCAGCGTGACGCGCTGGCGCGTGTCAGTGCGCAACAGGCAAAACTTAATGCAGTAAAACAACGTTATCAGGCTGGAAAGGAACTGGCCGGAAATATGGCCTCAGTGGCCGCTGCCGGTGTGGGGATTGCTGCTGCGGGAACGATGGCCGGAGTTAAGTTGCTGATGCCCGGTTATGAGTTTGCGCAGAAAAACTCAGAATTGCAGGCCGTGCTCGGTGTGGCAAAAGACTCCGCCGAAATGACCGCACTCCGCAAACAGGCGCGCCAGCTCGGCGACAACACCGCCGCCTCAGCGGATGATGCGGCTGGTGCGCAGATTATCATTGCGAAAGCGGGTGGAGATGCTGCGGCTATTCAGGCGGCAACGCCGGTCACACTGAATATGGCACTGGCGAATCAGCGGTCGATGGAAGAAAACGCGCAACTGTTGCTGGGGACTAAGGCATCCTTTCAACTGTCAAATGATGATGTCAGCCATGTGGGCGACGTGTTGTCGGCAACGATGAATAAGTCGGCGGCTGATTTTCAGGGACTCAGTGATGCACTGACTTACCTCGGTCCGGTTGCTAGGACGGCAGGTGTAAGTCTTGAACAGGCAGCGGCCATGACAGGTGTGCTGCATGACAATAACATCAGGGGGTCAATGGCGGGGACGGGGAGCAGTGCCGTTGTCACCCGATTACAGGCACCGACTGGAAAAGCATGGGATGCACTCAAAGAGCTTGGCGTTAAAACCTCGGACAAAAAGGGAAATATGCGTCCGTTGTTCACCATTCTGAAAGAGATTCAGGCCAGCTTTGATAAACACAAGCTGGGAACGTCTCAGAAGGGGGAATACCTTAAAACCATTTTTGGTGAGGAAGCCCTGAAATCAGCGAACGTTTTACTGGCAGCGGCAGCAAGCGGAAAACTGGATAAGCTGACCGCCACGCTGAAAGCCTCGGACGGTAAAACGGAAGAGCTGGTTAAAATCATGCAGGATAACCTCGGCGGTGACTTTAAGGAGTTTCAGTCTGCTTATGAGGCGGTGGGGACTGACCTGTTTAACCAGCAGGAAGGCGCACTGCGTAATCTCACACAGACGGCAACAAAGTATGTGTTAAAACTCGATGGCTGGATCCAGAAAAACAAATCACTGGCGTCAACCATCGGCCTCATTGCCGGTGGCGCACTGGCGCTTACTGGCATCATCGGTGCAATTGGTCTTGTCGCCTGGCCGGTTATCACCGGCATCAATGCCATCATCGCGGCAGCAGGCGCAATGGGTGCAATCTTCACGACGGTTGGCAGTGCCGTTATGACGGCCATCGGGGCGATTAGCTGGCCGGTAGTGGCCGTGGTGGCTGCCATTGTCGCCGGGGCGTTACTTATCCGTAAATACTGGGAGCCTGTCAGCGCATTTTTTGGCGGTGTGGTTGAAGGGCTGAAAGCGGCATTTGCGCCGGTGGGGGAACTGTTCACGCCACTTAAACCGGTGTTTGACTGGCTGGGTGAAAAGTTACAGGCCGCGTGGCAGTGGTTTAAAAACCTGATTGCCCCGGTCAAAGCCACCCGGGACACCCTGAACCGTTGCCGTGACACGGGCGTCATGTTCGGGCAGGCACTGGCTGACGCGCTGATGCTGCCGCTTAATGCGTTCAACAAACTGCGCAGTGGTATTGACTGGGTACTGGAAAAACTCGGTGTCATCAACAAAGAGTCAGACACACTTGACCAGACCGCCGCCAGAACTCAAGCCGCCACGTATGGCAGCGGTGGTTATATTCCGGCGACCAGCTCTTATGCAGGTTATCAGGCTTATCAGCCGGTTACGGCACCGGCTGGCCGCTCTTATGTAGACCAGAGTAAAAACGAATATCACATCAGCCTGACGGGCGGTACTGCGCCGGGGACACAACTTGATCGCCAGTTACAGGATGCGCTCGAAAAATACGAGCGGGATAAACGTGCGCGTGCCCGTGCCAGCATGATGCATGACGGTTAAGGAGGTGACGAAAAATGATGCTCGCGTTAGGTATGTTTGTTTTTATGCGCCAGACGCTGCCACACCAGACCATGCAGCGTGAATCAGATTATCGCTGGCCGTCAAATTCCCGTATCGGTAAACGGGATGCCTACCAGTTTCTCGGTGTGGGTGAGGAAAACATCACGCTTGCCGGTGTGCTTTATCCCGAACTGACCGGCGGCAAGCTGACGATGGCCACGCTCAGGCTGATGGCAGAGGAAGGCCGGGCGTGGCCGTTGCTGGATGGCACCGGCATGATTTACGGCATGTATGTCATCAGCAGGGTGAGTGAAACAGGGAGTATTTTCTTTGCAGACGGCACACCCCGGAAAATTGATTTTACGCTGTCGCTCACCCGCGTTGATGAATCACTGGCCGCGCTTTATGGCGATATCGGTAAACAGGCGGAATCGCTCATCGGTAAGGCTGGCAGTATGGCGACTAAATTCACGGATATGACGGGGGCGGGATAATGCTGGATGCACTGACATTTGATGCAGGCAGTACGCTGACGCCGGATTACATGCTGATGCTCGACAGCAGGGATATTACCGGCAATATCAGCGACCGTCTGATGAGCATGACCCTGACGGATAACCGGGGCTTTGAGGCTGACCAGCTTGATATTGAACTGAACGATGCCGACGGGCAGGTCGGGCTGCCGGTTCGTGGCGCTGTCCTGACGGTGTATATCGGCTGGGAAGGGTTTGCCCTGGTATGCAAAGGGAAATTTACCGTTGATGAGGTTGAACACCGGGGCGCACCGGATGTGGTCACCATCCGCGCCCGGAGTGCAGATTTTCGCGGGACGCTCAATTCCCGCCGTGAAGGCTCCTGGCATGACACCACGCTCGGTGCGATTGTTGAGGCGATAGCCTCCCGTAACAGGCTGGAAGCCAGTGTCGCTCCGTCACTGGCCGGAATTAAAATCCCGCACATCGACCAGTCGCAGGAGTCTGATGCAAAATTCCTGACCCGTCTTGCAGAACGCAACGGCGGTGAGGTGTCGGTAAAAATGGGAAAACTGCTGTTTCTCAAAGCGGGGCAGGGGGGGACGGCCAGCGGTAAAAAAATCCCGCAGATTACCATCACCCGCAGCGACGGCGACCGTCATCATTTTGCGATTGCTGACCGTGGAGCCTATACCGGCGTAACGGCAAAGTGGCTTCACACCAAAGACCCGAAGCCACAAAAGCAGAAGGTAAAACTGAAACGCAAAAAGAAAGAAAAACACCTGCGCGCACTGGAACACCCGAAAGCGAAACCAGTCACGCAGAAGAAAGCGCCAAAAGTACCGGAAGCGCGCGAAGGTGAATACATGGCTGGTGAGGCTGACAATGTTTTTGCCCTGACTACGGTATATGCCACAAAAGCGCAGGCCATGCGCGCCGCTCAGGCGAAGTGGGATAAACTGCAACGGGGCGTTGCGGAGTTCTCCATCAGCCTGGCTACCGGTCGGGCAGATATTTACACGGAAACGCCGGTCAAAGTATCAGGCTTTAAGCGCGTCATAGACGAGCAGGACTGGACAATCACTAAGGTGACACATTTTCTGAATAATAGCGGCTTCACGACGTCCCTGGAGCTTGAGGTCAGGCTTTCTGATGTGGAGTACGAAACAGAAGATAATGAATGATGTGTTTTATTTATCTGTTTGTTTTATAAGGATAAATTAACTAAAATGGCACCATCAACAAAACCGGAAGAGGTGCTCGCGATGTTTCATTGTCCTTTATGCCAGCATGCCGCACATGCGCGTACAAGCCGCTATATCACTGACACGACAAAAGAGCGTTATCACCAGTGTCAGAACGTGAATTGCAGCGCCACGTTTATCACTTATGAGTCGGTACAGCGATACATCGTGAAGCCGGGAGAAGTCCACGCCGTAAGGCCGCACCCGTTGCCGTCAGGGCAGCAAATTATGTGGATGTAA